AGGCTTCCTTGTGACGGCAACGCCGCTACAAACATCAAAGCAATGACCGCGCACAAGGGTATATCCATGCTCAAGGATTTCAAACCCGAACTTGTCATACTCGACGAAGCGTATCTCTTCCCGACAGCCTACATCAACTTCATTGCCGAGCACCACAAGGTCATATTGCTTGGTGATCCCTGCCAAATCAACCATGTGGACTTCGAGTCCAACTGGCATGGCTGTACTAAAATACGAGACCTCACCGAGCATATTCCAACCAGAGAGCTCATGGTCTCCAGAAGATGCCCGGTTGACGTGATCGGCACTAAAATTATAGCCTCTGCGTACCCCGGGATAACCACCACTTCAACCGTCGGTGTGTCAATCGAACATGTACACAACAAGTTCAAGAAAGAGAACGCCACCGTGCTTTCATTCACCAACGAGGTGTGCCAAGACCTTGAGAAGAACAACAAAGAGCTAGGCACTACAGTACACCGAGTACAGGGGGAGACATTCAACAATGTCATACTCCATTACACAGGATCACCCGGCGAATTCTCTTTGCTCAAGAACAACCCCGAACATCTTGTTGTTGCCTTGACCAGGCACAAGAGTAAGCTTTACATCAGGGATGTCAGCAAGAATGGTGATCTGACTACCTTCATGAACGATAGCTTTCCGCTGACCACGTACGCCGAAGTCGCTAACGTCAATCCCGCTAGCATGGACATCCAAGAAATGCCGACTAATGTGGCGCAGCAAGAGGTCGTCATATCCCAACGTGACGACGCCGAATATCCGACTACCGGTGCAAATGAGCAGGAAGCAGAGAAGATCCTCCAGAACATCTTCCCGATCCAACCAATGGAAGAGTATCAAAGTGCAATAACTACCGAGCTAAGACCCGGAGAGGACGCAAAAGGTACGTTGAGGTTAAGCGAACTCGGAAAAGACGAAACTGCGGAATCTAAAACGAAGAAGATCCATAAATTCGTAGCAGGTCAACGCGTTAAGATCACTCGCGTCCAGGATCAGAGAATGGCTTGTAAGACCATGATTGAGAGGCTTACCAAGAAGACGAAGAATTTGAACGCGGTCGCGGCGAAACGCGAAGCCAAACGCTTGTTCAATCCTGTTGCTTCTCATTTTGACTTCAGTGTCACACAATCGGACAGAGATCAGGTTTTCCTCCAAGCTACTACAAAGTTCCAAGAACGCGGGCATACCACCGATGACATCCATGATCAGGCAACATGGACTGAACGTAACGCGAATCTCGTCAAGAACCATCTCAAAACCCAACAGAAGCCGAGTACGTCTGCGGATCCACTGCGCAAAGATAAAGCCGGTCAAGGTATCTCAGCATGGTCCAAAGATCTGAACATGCAGATGATGTGCTACACCAGGCTTCTCGAATACGTCTTGACGAAGAAAGGCGACGGCAAGATCAAGATCATGACCGGAAGGAGTGATGATGAGATCATGGCCGAACTGGAGATGGATCGGATGCCAAATGACAAATGCGTAGAGAACGATTGGACTGAGTTTGATTCCTCCCAGAACAATATCACTAGGGAGATTCTGAAACTCGCACTGAAAGCAGTGGGTTGCCCGAAAGTCCTGTTATCAGACTTCATGGCTATGCTACAGAACAGGAAGATTTGCGACTCATTCCTCTCCCTCACCGTTAACGACAAGAAAGATTCTGGTGCACCCCACACGCTGATAGACAATTGCCTCTTCAACATGTGCATCTGCAACGACATCATTAAAGGTTACAGGACACTCTACATCAAAGGTGACGACTCATATGCCAACGGGAGGGACGTTCATTTCGATTTTAACCGCATTAATCAGTACGAGAAGAACGAAGGTTTCAAGCTCAAAGCCATCGAGTCAGAGTCCGGTTCGTTCGTCTCCTTTCTGATCAACCAGCAGGGCGTCGCATACGACATTCCTAGGATCGCAGCGAAGGTCCTAACTCGAGATTACATCAACAAGGAAGACTACAACGATTACAGGACCGCAATCGGCGTCACTCTGAGAGACGCAAAACGCGAACGCGGACTCAACATGGTGCTAGTCAACGCCATGCATTACAGGAGATCCGAAGCTGAAATGGACGTGCTCTTCTCCTTCCTCAAGAACTTCGCCACTGGGGAGATCCCTTTTAGCAGAACGATCGAAATGATGCCGCTTACAAGAATCGTGGACAGACCAATCGATCTAGGACCAGGCGAACTTCTGACCCAACAGAAGAAGAAGACGATTGCTATGGGCAGTGCGTTCTTCTCAGACAGAAGGAAAGCAGCTAGACGCGCTATGGATAAACGGGAAACAGCCAAGCTCCAAATCTTCAACATGAAGGAAGAGGATTCCGAACGCAAACAGAGCAAGTATTTTTCCCCTTCCTTCTAATTAATCAATTATTTATACAGTTATGTGGTCACTTAACCACACGAGGAATATACGGTTATATTGCGTACCTAACGCTCTTATTTATCCTCATATATTGGGTATTTTATATCTCACCATGCCAACCGCACGTAAGAACAAAGCGTCCACGGCCAAGGTCGTCAGCGCTCTCAGGAAATTATCTATCCGTCCACGTCCCCGCCAGCCTGCCAGGAAACCTACACGCAGAATGAACGCCAGCGTAGTCAAACGCCGGCCCAGCCAGAAAATCCCTCGCATCTCCGCTCCTTGTGTCATCAAGGATGTCGAGAGGTTAACAACCATCGTCGTGCCGACCGCTACCACTGCGGGTCAGTTGCTCTACAACATCGCGGCAAACCCGATGGCCTGCCCGAGACTTTCTGCGACAGCGAGTCAGTTTGATTCGTGGTACGGTACCATGCATATGGAGGTGGAGACCACTGGTAATGCGTTCTCGAAGGATTTCGTGGTCATCCGGCATGTCGCTAACGGGGACCCATCCAGAATTCCAACTGTCGCTAATGTTCTGCTGAACCTCGCTGAAACATCGGAGAGGAGAGGCGAACAAGCGCGGCTTCAACTAGACTGCAATAAGAGAGCTTCAGTGTCCGCTATTTGGTCTGAATCTTACAACCCCAGGAAACCGATCATCGACTCAGACCCAACTGAATGTAACCTCGGACAATTCATCATTGTCTCCAACGGTTCCCCCGGTACAGATCCAGTTTCACTCGTCGTCCGTATGAGGTACATTGTGCACTTCTTCTCGCCGATCTACACTCCTTGGGTAGTGGACACTTCTCGCGTGATCACTGCTGCAGGAGGGGGTATCAGCAGTGCGAACGTGTTCGGTAACTCTCCAACCTACTCGGGTAACGGTTCACAACTAGTCACCACTGGAAACAGCGTCAATTTTCCGCTCGCAGGAAACTACACCATCAACTTCTACCAATCAGGTGGTACGATCACAGCAGCTCCGACTGCTTCCTCTTCTCCTGCAGTCACTTTCACACCCTACAGTGCTATGTTCAATTCTGGTTCTTCTACGTCGAACTGGGATATCACGACCACCGCCGCTAACACTGTGGTAACTTTCGTAGTGACCGGGACCACCACGGCATCTCGCTTGGAAATCAGTCCAAACTAGGTTTATTATAACCATGGCTAAACCGACTAAATGCTATCACTGCGACTCACGCGCAACAATCTCCCACATCTCCGGAGGATTCAAGTACACCTATTGCTACAGGTGTTACGGAGAATCCAAAACGGCAGTACAAAACCAATCAACTAGTTTAAGTAGCAAACCTTGATGGATACGAACCAAACCATCATTGTAGTGGCGTAACAAACGCCAGAGCTCGG